TAGTTCTCCTCCAGCCACTCACGAGTAGCTCGATTCGTAAGTCCAGCAATGCTTGTATCACTAAGCTGTGCCAGTTCAACAAGTTTTTCGTAAATGGGGCGAGGGAGAGTGAACGTGACTCGCTGGCTTGTGTTGATTTTCATCAGTCATCTCCAAATGCGTCTTCAGCGGCTTTTGTAAGATCATCAATCGACTTAGTGCTTACTTTGTCGTTGACGGGCTCGGGAATGATTTGCGCGCCCTTGCTGTTCTTACCCTGATTGAACATCTTGACATGATCTTTACCGACTGCTTTCAGTAGCGCCGTCGCCTTGTTTTCAGGGATTTCAGAGAGGCTCAGGGATTCAGTGATCGTGAGCACGGTCTTGATTCCGTACTGCGTGATGCCCAGATCCATCAGCTTGGTTTCAAGCTTTTCGTTGACGGAGGTAGGCGCAAAAGCAACGCTGGCGGGGAGGCCACCAGGGGTTTCGTCAACGGGCTTGCGGGCCGCCGCTGGAGCAGGAGCTGCCTTGGGTGCTGCAGTGCCCGCGTCGCTGCCCAGAACGGCATCCAGGGCGTCGTGCTCGACGATCTCCATGGCCGTCACCCAGAGGTAGCGACGGAGGTAGGTCTGCACAGCGCCCAGGTTCTGAATCTCGTGTGCCCCCTTGAGAGCAGCGCTGGACATGGGGCTGGAGATCTCGATGCAGTCGTCAGGGTTGCTGCAGTCGGTGATGGTCAGCGTGGCCTCTTCCTTGCCGTAGCTGACAACACCAGAAATTCCGAGAGAAAGAAAAATTTCTTGAACAGTGGGAAGAAAGTCTCCAAGTTCAAAGTAATTGTATCCAGCAAATTTGTTTTTACCGCTTTTTGAAAGCTTTTTGCCCTGAAGCGCGATACGCGCCTGCATGAGCTTCTGATGAACGGACATGCCGCCTTGTGTGTTGAACAGATGCAAGGTAGCATCAGATTGTACGAGCTGTCAACCCCTTTTAGCTGCAAAATGCCGACACGCGCCTCCACCTCCCTCAATCGCATCCTGCGAGTGACCGTGAATTTGCTTTTTGAGAAGGGCGAAAGCGTACAAGCTATTGCAAACTTGATGCAGGGCTTTGTTGACAGAAGAATGATTCAGGAATGGCATGAAAAATATTGCGAGATCAACGGAATTAGCACGGAGGAGAATTCATCTCACAAGCATTTAACAAGAAAAATCCCTGTTGCGCCGATTGATTTTGAAAAAGTAACACTTGATGAATTTGAGAAGCGCAAAGAAAGTAATTGGGATGACTTTTAAGCTTTCTCGTTGCGCCCAAGTTTTTTCTTTTTCTTTTTCTCCTTAGCCTTCTCTTCTTTGTCAGCCCCCGGCTTTACGTATGGATGCTCTTGAATTTCAAGAAAGGTTTCAACGTAGCCAGGGGGCGAGAGATCGTCACGCAGTGTGAAGATTGACACCCAATTCGGTGCGGGGCTGATTTTTGGGTAGCCGGAGTTCATAGTTGTAAAGAATTGAAGGGGCTAGAGCTTTTTGGATCTTATCATTCAATTCGTTTTCAACATCTACTTCAATCCTTGCGTTACACACTGCTACGGCTTGATCAAGTTTTGCGAATAAACAATTCACGTCTTTTCTGTAGTAGAGATTCACCCCAAACATGTACTTCGTCTTGCTGTCATCTTTGATACAGAAGATTGCGTAGTCTCCTTTTTTAATTCTGCTGTAATAGAAAAAAGCACAGTTGTGCATGATGCTCGCCAACTGATAAAGCTCTTCTGTTCCAGTCGCATAGCAAATCGAGTAGCGATTATCGACAAATTCATCCTGCAATTTCTTGCAAAACTGAACTGAGGGATTGCTTTCCTTAAAGCAAAAATGAGCAAATGAATTCTTTCTTCGTTTTGGCGTTAGTTCAACAAGTGCATCATGCAGCTCCCTGATGGTGTTGTATTCAATTTGCGAAAAATCAAATCCTTCATTCGCACTAAGTCTGTGCATCATTGAAAATGTATCATTGAGAATCATATTGCTATAAAGCGCTGAGATAATTGCATCAATAGACAAGCGATCAAAAACTTTCATTTGCTTTGCTTTCAAATACTTTGCTCCGTACTCGCAACAAAGACCATCCGAAAATATACGTTCTTGCCCAAAGCGATCTAAATGCGCTTGCGACATTTTTTCAAGAAATTCTTGCGCATGATCTAGTGAGCGATTGATTCTGATGTATTTTGCAAATCGCAATAACCCTTGCGCCGCTTGTGGGTTGCTCTTGATTGCACTGAACAAAACGCGCCTGCTCTTCTTTCCGTTTGTACGTAAAATTGTTTTTACTGGATCATCAAGTAGAAATTCACCAACAGAAACTTTGCGCAGTGTTTCGTCTGTGAATTCACGAGTACCTGGATAGCAGAGCTGCGTCATCAAAGAGAACGGGTCGTTGCTCAGATAGTGAGTGGAGATTCCATGACGCTTCAGAAAGCTGCGCAGGAAAGCGAGTAGGCGACGCTCCTGAGCTAGATAGAGCCCGCGATCAGGGTCTTTGTGCATGGGTTTTTTGCGATTACCCTCTTGCGCCCTGCAAAGCGTTGCCAGCTTGCTGCGCATGTGATTTGGTGACGAAGTGCGAACTCCAGTTGGACGCCCGATCAAGTTGTAAAAGATAAATCTTTTTTCGCCAGATTTAAGTGTTCTGATTTTAAGTTGATACTTGAAGTGATCACTAAAAACTGACCCACCTTCATAATCCTTTGATCTGTAGCGCGACGAAAAAGTAATTGAATTTTCATGTTCAAACGCAAAAAGCGTATAACTTGAAGACGACATTTTTCCTTTTTCTGTTGCTTTCATGCCCTTGCGAAAAGATGCGATCTTCTTGCAAGAGATGTAGTTTTTCTTTTTCTGAGCAGGAATTTGATCAAGCATTGTCTGTTCTGCGCTGAGACAGTGAGTACGCATTGCACAAAGTCTTGCACGTTATCGCTACTTTGTCAATACATGAGCGCAGCCAAGCCAAGTTTCTTCGAAATCAAGGATTTCGGTCAGTGCGAGACTTGCTATTTTCTCTGCCTCAAAAATCGCATTCACGTGCGAGAGATAGTCAACGACATATCTTTTGTTGGCTGAGGCATAGGCTAAAAGCTGTTCTGCTTGGGACTTACATTTTTGAGCAATCAGCTTAAGATCTGACAGTTCATCGACTCTGTATACTTGCAGATTATCATTCAACTCTATAAACTTAACAGAAAGATCAATTGATTTTTTTCTTTGCACGAATTCTTTCATGACACGCACACATTGAGTTCTATACGCACGCTTATCTTCATATTTCAGAAAGCGATAATTAAAATCATCAACGAGAGCAAAGCAGTGAGAACTTCCTGCAAATCCCGACAGCGTTGAGCACAGTGCAAATGTTTCTGCATTGACTTTTATTTTGTCGCCGACACGCAAATGTTGAGGGGGTGCAAAAGAATCTCCGTCATAGCAAAGTATAAATTCATCGTTCCACCTGCACTTGTCATCAGTGTTGCGCCGGCATATCGGACACGGCGTGTTGCGAGATGAGTGATTCATTCTGCACGCTCCGTCATTGCATAGAACTCTTTTGCAAAAGAAATCTCACATGTTCCTGTCGCCCCTTTTCTGTTTTTCACAACGGCGTACTCGTAACGCATCGCGTCTTCGTTTTTGTCGTAGTACCAAGGCCAATAATTCATGATCACCATGTCGGCATCTTCTTCGATGCGCCCTGATTCACGAAGATCAGAAAGCATTGGTTTTTTGTCATTTCTTGATTCAACGCCCCTGTTCAATTGACAGACGGCGAGAATATCAACACCTGTTTGCAGGGCAACAGTTTTTAGTTTTCTTGTTGCAGCACCAATTGCAAGTGCTCGTGTTTCAGCTTTTGTTGAGTCTGAATCAAGATCCATTAGCGTCAAATAATCAATGATTACCAAGGAGAGATCTTTGTTTCTGCGCTTTTCTGATTTGATTTTTGTTGCGACTTGACTCGGTGAAACGTTATATGTATTTGTAAAGATAAAGTTATCGGCAATGCGTTCGATTGGAATTGATCGAATCCGCTCCTCCTGCTCTTCGTCTTTGATTTGCCTGATGATGTGCCCATAGCTAAGAGGTGTGCCACCTTTTTCTAAGCACATCAAATAATCAAGACAAGACAACATGCGCTGACAAACTTCTTTGTCAGACATTTCAAGCG